ATGGATTCGAGATCATGGACTTGGGGCGCATCACATTGTGGGAAAAGTCTCGCGACATGATGTTGTCTTGGGCGTGCGTCGCGTACCTCGCACGCTTTGCGATGACAATGCCCTCGTGCGGCATTCTCTTTCAGACGCAGAAGGAAGACAAAGTAATCCAGCTTATTAAATATGCCAAAACCCTCTGGATCAACTCCGACCCCCGCATTAGAGAAGAAATCCGCCTTGCAAAACCGATGGTGCGGCAGTCTAAATACGAACTCCGTTTCGACAATGGAAGCTACATCATCGGCATCCCTGGCGGGGCTAATCAAATCCGCTCCTACCATCCCTGGGGATATCTCAACGATGAATCGAGCTTCCAGGCCGACGCGGGCGAATGCTACGCCGAGTCACTGGCTGCGGTGAGTGGCAAGATCATTTTCAACTCTTCGGCCGGACCTGGCTGGTACGCGGATTTCCGGCACGATATCGTGCGAAACGAGGAGGGGCAGTGACTCGTGCACAAGAGATCGCCAATCGGCTAGCCACGGTGCCCGCCCAAACCTCACTCGAAGTCATACGCGGCATGACAATACGTAAGACCGCCGGCGGCATTGTTGTGGGTAGGCTTCACTATTCCGCTCATCCCGAGCGTGACCCGGAACTTCAGCCGCAATGGAAAACGGGGGAGCGCAAAGCCTATGCTTCGCAGGCTGCGTGGGACCGGGAGCAGGAGATTGTGGATGAGGCGGGTGGCGGTGAACTGGTCTTTGCCGACGTCCTGGTTACGCATTGGGACCAGATCGTCATCGAGGATCCGGCATGGCGCCCTGACAGCGGTTGGGATGTCATCGGCGGTTTTGACCACGGCAAAACGAATCCGACTGCCCTGTTGCGCGCGTATGTTGATTTTGAGGGCAACCTCATTTTTGCCGGCGAGTATTACATGCCGGGCAGGGAGATCTGGCAGCACGCACCTGTCATCCGCCGCATGGAACATTTCGAGCGGATGGAGGCCATTCAAGCAGACCCCACCATTTTCCATAGCACCTCGCAGCAGGTGCAGCGGCCGGGTCACGCGATCGAGCGGGCGAAGTCGTTTGCCGAACTCTACGACGAGCAGGGCGTCACCAACTTCGTCAAGTTTCCGGGTGACACGTCCGACGTAAGTTTCGCCGGCCGACTGCATCATTGGGCGAATCTGGACCAGCGAATGCCCTCGGTGCGCATCTTCTGCCCGCGAGGGATGTACAGCGAGAAACCCCATCCAGGTCTACACGACTGGGGATGTCCGAACCTGTTATGGGAGTTGATGCGCGCCCGACGTGTGAAACTGGGAGCGCAGCAGTTGCTTTCGCGCAATACATCGGAAGCGATTGTCGATAAAGACAACCACGCGCGCGATGCCATGAAATACGCGGTGATGTCGCTCCCAGAGGCCAGCCGGAAGCCGTTCGGGCGGCGAATGACAGAACGCATGCAAGCCACATTCGAGGAATTGACAAGGATGGGTGCCGACCCCGACCAGGCCATGACCACTGCAGTGTTTCAGTTCGCCCGGATCACGCACGAGGAGCAGGAGGAGGATAAGCTTTCCAGCACCTACTATGGGGGAAGTGCACGCCAGCGGATCGTCGAGCGGCAGCGAGAAATAGATCGCCGCTACCGTGCGGGCTGGCGCTGGAGAGCGGGACCAGGTCTACTGATGACTTGTGAATTAGGTAGGGCACATCCGCAGAAATGAATGTTGATAAGGAGGAAATGTGAAAAAAGCGCGCAACCGTAGTCAATGCCGAGCCAAGACGAAGGAGGGAAAGCCCTGCCGCGCGGCGGCCGTGGCCAACGGCTTGTGCCTGTTTCACGGCAATCCGAGCCTGGCATCGGAGTTGGGTCGGAAGGGCGGCCGGAGCCAGCGGCAAGTATATGGGGAGACAGCCGATCCGTTGCCCTCTCTCGATACGATGAAGTCTGTGCACGAGATGAACAAGCGCTTGTTCGAGGAGGTCTACTCTGGAGAAACGCCACGAAGGGACGCGAGCATGCTCGTCCGGATTTTGAAATCGATCACCGATTCGATCCGGTTCACAGACCATGAACAGCGCCTGATCAAGCTGGAAGAGGCACGCGCCCAATCGGAGAATGGTTCCGGTCGTCCAGAAGGTCCGATACCTGTATGAACGGAATAAACGGGGTGAATGGGTCCAATAGACCTGCTCGGACCTCGTCGAACACATCGTGTGTAAATGCCAGAGGACCGTTCGCTCCTGCAGAAGAAGGCCAGCGGATCACTTCCCAATCGCTTCCCCGACCAGGGGACCAGCCGAGCGGTCCAAGCCACTAAACCGTCAGGCTTTGAATGTGGCTTGATTCCGAGGAAATCATGGCTTGACATGGCTCAAGCCATCACATTCCCGTAAGCCATCCTTGGGTACGAAGATAATTTGCTCCAGAAGACTTATGCCCAGCTCAATTCTGCTGGCTTCTCGCGTATAGCTCGCCGTACTGCTTTGAAGTCGATGGCGGAAAATTGTTCGCCTTCGCTGGGCTGTGGGAAAGATGGAAAGACCCGAGCGGGGAGTGGATCAAGTCTGAATCGGAAGCACTGCCAGAGCCCGCATCTAGATTTGACAGCAATATGATAGTGACTCGGTCATCAGGGAACTTCAAATAGAAAGTCCCCGTCCAGCCCGGATGAGCAACGATACGGTGCCCTGCCACGCTCAAAACGAACCAACCAAGCCCATATGGCATCTGTTCAATTCTCACGATCTTTCCATTCTTCAGCGTGGTTGGCGTCCACATTTGCTGCAATGTTTCAGGTCTTAACAGACTTCCAGAGGAAAGTGCAGCGTCGAATTTCACCATGTCGTCCACGGTGCTCCAGATTCCGTACCATGAAGGCAGTTCGCGCGCGGCTGGAATTGTCCTGGAGCTGAAGGGTGGTTTCCGGTCACAGCTCCGTGAGTGGAGCATGCAGCGTAGACCCTTCCGTCAATATAACCGCCCGCTCGATAAAACCTTCCAGTTCCGTGACGTTACCTGGCCAGTCCGATTTCATCAGAACATTCATGGTTTCGGTCGGCACGGTTGCGATGCGCTTGTTCATCCGGCGAGCAAATGTTTGCACGAAATAGCGCACCAGCGAGGGAATATCTAGGAAACGGTCAACGGTGCGGCGCCGCGTCTCGGCGACAGAGAAAGAGATGGACGCAAACCGACAACATGGTGGAAAGTGTTGAGGAGGCTTCGCCGCATCATCGGTTTGTGATCGCATTGTGTTCGCCTGATGGAGTCGTCGAAACCGGACCGCCAATATGCCCTTCAGAGAAAAAGCCCACAAAGCTTGCCTGGGGAGGAAAGCGGGTTCGACCTGAAAGGGGAACGCCAGGCGATTCTTTGGACAAAATTCGTTACTTCGCCAGGCCCCAGGCAGCCTGAAGGGGGTTCGCGTGTGACTGCGTGGCTAGCGGACAGTCAGAAAATCGAAAGTTTCTCCCGTCAAGCGAACTACATAGAAGCAGATTTGTGGTATCGACGTACTCTGGCCAGTCCGTCGATTCAATCAGTTTGATCTTTCCGTAACGTTAAAAAGCTGGAGCACAACGACAAGTTTGTCATAAACCGTGCGTTTGCCAAGACCGTGTTTGTAGCAATCGGTCATGAACTGCAAGATGTCGTCGCGGGTGATCTGGTCCACGAAAGATCTTCGGCACCACACTCTGAGAAGTCTGTCGAGCGTGTAGCGGAGGTGACGTAGGTTCGTTCTTTGCGGTGAGCCTTAATGAAATCAAGATACTCGTCAATGGCTTGACCAATCGTGACGCGCTGCTGTTCCGGTTCCTCGCTTGCCTCAATGATTCCCGCCTTCTGCGCATTGACCTCGATTGATTTGCGGCGTGCGGCTTCGACAACATCGTTCCCTCGCGAGAATTCCGCGAGGTCAGCGGCGTCCCCACATCCATACCTTAAGCCCTTAAGCCTAGACCACCCTGGAAGAACTTCTGGACCAAGAGCTACGCGTCAGCAGGGTTGTTCTTTTCCCCCCGTTGCAGAGCGTGACACCTGTCACACAGAAGAGTGACTTAGAATACATCAGTAATCCAACTCTAACATTCGGGACACGATCTACGGGACGAAGCGGCCAACCGATATCTTCCTTCACCATCCTGTGCAAAGAAATAGGTTGACGCAGTTCTTTGATTTGTTGTATTTTTTCGCTGTTTATTGGTGGTGAGATTGTTTGCCGAGGTTTCTCGGGCTTACAAGTCTCGCCTCTCTCTTCCCCTGTTGTGCCTTGTTGCGGCGTGCGCGCTGAAGGACAGTTCTCCTTCGCAAGCATTTGGCCTGACTAATCCAATGCGCTTTGTTGCGTCACGAAAGGGGGACTCGATGCAGGCTCGCTTGCCGCTGACTAGTGACGCCGATTCGTAATTGAGGCCTCGTATACATCCACTGAACGATGGGACCTGTACCGAGCGCTAACACATGACATGGTTTCTTGGACATGCGTAATGGGAGGAAATATGCAAGCAGGAGTGTTGTTATGGGTGGCTGCGTTTGTTTTTGCATTTGATCCGGCTTTCACTCTCGGACAATCCCAGGGTCCGGTTTCGCCACGGTTAGTGCGCGACTCCGAAGCGGTCAGCTTGCTAAACCAAGCACTCAGCGCTGCAGGAGGCGAGTTGGCAGTCGGCAGAATACATGACTTAGTAGGGGCCGGCGATATCACGTATTACTGGGCACGTAAGCCGGTCCAAGGCAGCGTGACCTTAAGAAGCCTTGGGCTTCACCAGTTTCGATTAGATGCGAATCTTGCCGATGGGCTACATTCGAACGTTATCAATGGTACAAGCAGTTTTCACAAGAATCCAAACGGAAGCACCTCAGCGCTGCCCTCCAAGAACGCTCTTAAGATCGCGAGTGGAATGTTTCCCGCGTTTCAACTTCTGGCTGCCATTCAAGATAAGTCGATCACTGCGTCTTACGCTGGTCTAGCGAGTTACAACGGCCAACAAGCCTTCGAAATTGTAGTGCAAAAGGCCTTTCCGGCGGACCACGACCTGCTGGGTGTGCGCAGCAAGGCCACGAAGGCGCATATCTACATAGATCCCAACAATTTCATGGTCCGGGGAATTCGGGATACGGCTTATGCGAAAGACGAGGGCTCTGGCGAGGGCAGTCGCGAGATGCGGTTTTCGGATTACCGGGTAGTAGACGGTGTCATAGCGCCCTTTTCCATCGTGGAATTCATAGCTGGGCAACGTACGACCACGATTCAGTTGAGGCAGATCGTTTTTGACACCGGCCTTACTCAGGCCGATTTTGAATAGGAATACCCAGGCACGATTACGCCCCATATTTGTGATTCGGGTCCGTCAGGCGAAAGGAGAGCATGCCAATGGCTAGCGAGAGAGTGGCGAGATCGAAGAGGTCAGCAAATGCTTTCTTGGCGGGAGCAGTGTGGGTCTTGATTTTCGTCTGTGGCACAGCGCACGCACAGGACTATTTGACGCAGACTGGGAGTCCTACGTTTAGCTCTCCAGAACCGAGGCGCTCGTCGCTTGCGTGCAAATGAACGCAATCTTCGGATACTGGACGTGGATTCAGGCAAAACTGTGTCCGAGATCAATACAGGGTACATTGCAGCCGCAGTCGCCTTTATTGGGCAAGATAGAGTGGCTAGCGTTTCAGCGAATCCCGACGTAAAACATTTCGACAAGGACACCATCAAAATCTGGGACGTGGAAACGGGCCGGCTCATCCGCCAAATATCGAGTGAGTCGGGCGGGGTCCACGACACTGTGTTGGTATCGGGTGACCGACGCGTTGTGCTTGGCTACGTTGGCCTCGATAAGCTTGTTGGGCACTGGTGGACCGACCGGAACAACGTCACGATTTATCGGAGGTTTCGCCTTTGGAATCTCGGTACGGATGAGGTGATTGCCACCTCTCCGGATCTGCCTTCATTAGTGGACTCGGCCTTTGCGCTGAGTGCAAAGGGAGACGTTGTGCTCGTCTACCCCGTTGCACGGGGTGGCGCGCTGCATTTTTACGAGATTCGGTGATCGCAGGCAATCACGCTATGGCGGCGCACTGACGAACCGTCCTGACGGCTGGTGCTTCGACGCCAGCGGAAACCTGCTGGCCAAGTCCGGAACCTGCCCTCCCGCTGCACCCAATTTCGTCTATGATGGGGAAAATCGCATGGTAGGCGATCCCACCGCCGGAGCTACTTATGTGTACGACGGCAATGGGAACCGTGTGCAAAAATGCCTGCCGAACTGTACCAGCCCAACCTCATCCACCGTGTACCTTTTCTCGGGATCACAAGACATCGCGGAATATAACAATGGTGCAGCGCCGAGTTCACCGTCGAGTGAATTCATCTACTCCGATTCAGTGCCGGGGTCTGGATTGCTGGCAAGCATCGTGGCCGGGACGACCACCTATTTTCAATCCGACCATCTTTCCTGGCGCGTCAGCACCAACAGCGCTGGCCAAGTCGTCGGGCAGCAGGGAACTTTCCCCTTCGGCGAGTCTTGGTATTCATCCAGCGGAAACGAATTTGTCTTCACGAGCTACCAGCGCGATTCGGAGAGTGGCCTGGACTACGCGATGGCTCGGTACTATGACAGCACGGTTGGGCGCTTCTGCTCTGCCGATCCAGTGGGTGGAGAGTCTGATGATCCACAAACATGGAACCGGTATACCTACTCGCGAAATGATCCGATCGACGTTACCGATCCGAGCGGAAAGTCGTGGTGGAGTTCGCTCCTCATCGACGTCGGGGTAGCCGCCGCGATGTACTTCGCGCCGGAAATAGAAACGTTCATCGGCAATGAATTGGGAATAGCGCTTGGTGATTCGGATCAGGCTATATTAACGGCTAAGTCTGCCAATTACGGGGGGCAATTTGCAGGCTTGTTAACGAGGAGCGCGGCAACGACCGGCATGGCAGCCGGAGCAGATGCGTCTGCGGCTGGGGCTTTTGGTGGCCTTGGTGCCGGTCTCACAGGTGCTGCTGCAGCGCAAGCCGCGCAGTCTACCGACCAGTCGAATCCACAGCAGGGACGTGGCCCAGTCGCTCCAGTTCCGAATAGCGCAAATCAAAAGACTGACTGCGAACACAAAATTCTTAATGCCACGAACAATCAGTTTGGAACCAACTTCAACTCCAATAACGTCACTGGAGAATTTCAATACTCGACGGGGGCTCCCGCGGGACAGGGAACTTTGAATCTGAATATAACCGGTAGTCAGGCGGCTAACGTCTCAGCTGGGCGGTATCCGCTGCATTGGTGGTCATACGTCATTGGCTACGGATCGACCCTGCACGTTCCCACCGGGCCGGGAGGCGCAGATAGCCCGTCAACTCTTAAGCCGACCGCGAATCAGTTCACAGCACATCTCGACTCTGCCTATCCGTACGGTGTCGGCTTTGTTTTCCATTATTTCCAGGATATGAAGGGCGTCGGAGGTTACAAGCCATGTCCTCGATAAGTTCGGGCCGTCAAGCCGATCTTGGCCGCTGCATAGCTCGATCTTTTGTTGCGCGTGGTGTCATATGTGGATTGCTGCTTTCCATGTTGGGCTTCGTCGAAGCGAATCTCTGTGCGCAAGAGATAAAGATCAAGCTTGTTGATGGCCGAAATGGTCAGTCTCTTGGCAACACATGCGTGAATGTGTGGGTTGGCGCGGACCGCAAAGAGGCCACAGCGATACCGACTGACAACAATGGCACTGCTACGCTGCGCTTGACTACACAAAGCAGCGAAGTCGATACAAGCCGCCAGTGGGATGGATGCGGATTGTTCGGCGTAATCGATCCGGTACTGGGGTATCACGATGACATTCGAATCAATGTTGGATATGTACTCTGTCAAGCGAATGCGGGGAAGTCCTCATGGCTAAAGACGAACAGCTACACTACCAAGGATTTGGTGCAAAGTGGCATAGTGTCGCCTAATACATGTGGCACGGCAACCGCGGAGCGCAAACCAGGTGAGTTGATTATCTTTGTGAGGCCATTGAGTTGGTGGGAGAAGTGGAAGCAATAGCCCCTCGTTACCGCAGCCCCCGCCCGAAAACGGCGCGGATATCCGCTTCATCCAGCAAATGCTCGGCCACTCACGGCTGGACACGACGCAAATCTACACCCACGTCTCCATCCGAGTGCTCAAGCAAATCCACTCGGCAACCCATCCCCGAGCCGTCCTCAAACGCGATCCTTCCGACGATGAGCACGCCAAGCTCTTCCAGACCACGCCTGCCGAACTGTACTAGTCCAACTTCTTCGATCATGTACCTTTTCTCGGGATCGCAGGACGTCGCGGAGTACGACAATGGCGCAGCGCCGAGTTCACCGTCGAGTGAGTTCATTTACTCCGACTCGTTGCCGGGGTCGGGATTGCTGGCCGGCATCGTGGCAGGGACAACCACCTACTTTCACTCCGACCATCTATCCTGGCGAGTCAGCACCAACACCAGCGGCCAGGTTGTGGGGCAGCAGGGAACTTTCCCCTTCGGCGAGTCTTGGTATTCGTCGAGCGCGAACGAATTCGTTTTCACGAGCTACCAGCGCGATGTGGAGAGTGGTTTAGACTACGCGATGGCGCGGTACTACGACAGTACAGTAGGACGATTTTGTTCAGCCGATCCGCTAGGGGGACAGGTTGGGGACCCGCAGACCTGGAACCGGTACGCCTACGGTCGGAACGACCCGATCAACCTGACCGATCCTAGCGGTCAGGGTTGGCTAAACTGGCTGGAGCTGGCCGGTTCACTCGTGGCCGACTTTTTTACAGCGGGAGCCACCACTCCCGAGACCGCAGACTTGACGGCTACTTTGCTGGGCATACAGCAGGAGACGGCGGCCATAGCGACGATGGTCGCGATAACGCAGGTTGGCAATCAGACGAACCCCAAAGGACAAACAGAGCAGACCAACCCTGAAGGACAGACACAGACCCCGGAGCAGCAGACGCCGCTGGGTACGGCACAGCAGCAGCGAGTTAACTGTGTAACTATCGCACTGAATAACCAGTTTCCGGGAGCAGGGTTCCAACCCGATCCAAACAAAGATCCAAGGTCACAAGGTGGGCACATAAACCCAACTGAGACGGCGACAGTCCCGACACAAACTGCGCAGGATATTCAGACACAGCTCCAGAGCCAGACCCGGCACAGCCTCATTCCTGGCGCAAGGTATCCAAGCGGATTGCATCTTCCCCAGCCCCCAACAACGACTCCGTCCCTAGACCAGCCCGGCATGTCGACGATCAGTATCAGCGGGCACGTGGACAGTGCTACTCCGGTCGACGTCGCAACTGGAACGAAGCACCTCGTTTGGGACGTGGTCTGGGGCACTGTTAAGCAGAAGATATTTCATGGCAACATAGACAAACGCTGCCCAATATAGTCAAGAAAGAAGGAGATCAATTGTTTCCCACCGTCTCGAATAACAGCCGTAGGTGCGGACTTCGGGCATCATTCGCCTGCAGCTTGCTTGTTTGTGGGGGGGTGTTGTTTACTCACTCTGGCAACACCGCTGCGATGACGGAGCAACAGGCCTCTTTCCAAATCTATACGCTCGATACCGGGTGGGGAACGGTCGCGGCAGACGTTTCGCCAGATGGCAGGTTTGTGGCAATCGACGCAGTAAAGGGTTCCGTGGTGCCGATGGGCATAGAGGAAGTCGAGGAGATGCAGATATGGAGCTTTCGAGATCGGAAGCTCGTCGCCAACAAAAAGCTTGCGCAACAGACGTATGCCAAGACCAGCGACATTCCCACCGACTATGACCGAGGGTTTGTCCGATACACGTCTTCCGGTTCAGAGCTCGTAGTGTACTGGAAGGGTCGGTTTGCTCCAAAAGGTCGTTTACTTGTTTTCGATTCGACGACCTTGGACGAATTGCAGAACATTGATCTGGGGATGTCTTCCTGGCCTCGTCTTCCTCCGAGCGTGTCGAATTTCCATTCGCTTGTCATCGATGTTCAGGTCGACGAGCGCGGAGGACGAGCGGCTATCCTGCTGGAATGGGGCGTTTACGGCGGCGGTGAACTGCGGGTGTACGAGCTTACGTCCGGTGCCCTTCTGAGGAAATGGGATTTTCAGGGTGTGGGCTTCGGACGGATGTCCATCGACCCGCAGGGTCAACGAATCGCGATTCCTGTGCTTCCATTCGTTGTTGGCGCTCGTCGCTTGCGTGCAAATGAACGCAATCTTCGGATACTGGACGTGGATTCAGGCAAAACTGTGTCCGAGATCAATACAGGGTACATTGCAGCCGCAGACGCCTTTATTGGGCAAGATAGAGTGGCTAGCGTTTCAGCGAATCCCGACGTAAAACACTTCGACAAGGACACCATCAAAATCTGGGACGTGGAAACGGGTCGGCTCATCCGCCAAATATCGAGTGAGCCGGGCGGTGTCCACGACACTCTGCTGGTGTCCGATGGCGGACGGGTTGCGCTCGGCTACGTTGGCCTGGATAAGCATGTTGGGCCCTGGTGGATGATTGAGCGGAACAACGTCACGGTTTATCGGAGGTTTCGCCTTTGGAATCTCGGTACGGATGAGGTGATTGCTACTTCTCCCGATCTACCTTCACTGGTGGGCTCCGCCTTTGCGCTGAGTGCAAGGGGAGACGTTGTGCTCGTCTACCCCGTTGCACGGGGTGGCGCGCTGCATTTTTACGAGGTTCGGTGATCGCAGGTGGAGACTGGCTGAAGAAACTGAAGGCGAAATGTTCAAAGTGGTTGTGCCGAAATGAAAACCAGTCCGCTCGTTCTCGCTCTCGCTCTCGCGGTTTTGTTGGACGCCGCCACTGTATCCGCAAAGCGAGCCGCAGCGGAATAGTCCAAAGGCCTGCGTGAGCTGTGAAGAGCAGAAGAATGCCCTTGCGTCGGGAGCTTACGGTTACGCGGCTATGGATCA